CACCCCACGCACCAAGCCCCCAGCCACCGACGTTCCAGCCAATAACCGTGACTTGGGTCTCACTACCCGTATTAATCTCATACTGTACATCTGCCGTAACAGCAGGAGTGCCGCTAGAAGTAGCGGTTACCGGAGAGGTAATGGTGTATGTATCCGCGTCAACAACCGTGACTTGGAAGTTACCTTCAAGCGAGGCAGCAGGGATGCCGTTTACCGCACCCGATACGTTACTGATCTCTACAAAGTCTCCGGTAATACACCCATGTGCAAGATCAGTAACCGTTACAGTCGTAGTTCCATTGGTTGTAAATGGATTAGTTAGCGGGATGACGGCAGTACGGTAAGGGGTGATGTCGTAGTACTGCCCACCGTCTTGTACATAGAACTTAAGGTTTGTGCCGACACCAACCAGCGGGTAGCCAGAAAGCGTTGACCATGCCCATAGAGATCGGCACACACCTAGGAAGTTCTCCGCAGATATACGGTTCCACCCACCCAACTTCTCAGGCGTACCCCGACGAAACCGGATCTTGTCGCACGCATACCAGCCACCTTCTGTGGTATAGCGCGTGTTCTCGCGGTTAACCCCGGGCTTAAACGGTAGCTTGATTAGAGGCATGACCTACCTAACAAATCAGTAAATGAGCCGACCCAACACATTTATTTCTCAACAAATTCTTGGATTTCTTCAAGCCCAAAATGATCGTTTACAAAACGCAATAAACGCTCTACGTTGATCTTTAACACTTTCCCAGAAGGAGTGTGTTTCGACCTAAAAATCCATTCGTTGGTTTCAGCATCATGCGGAGATAGCAGAGTTGCATTTCCAGCCGCGTCCATAACATTTGCTTCACCAGAGGCTGAATAGAAAGAGATTCCGTTCGCAAGCGTTCCGACAGGAGCAGTACCATTAAACAGTACAAGCTGGTTTGTTCCTTCAGTTGTTGCGCGATCTGCAGTGCCACCTACTTTGATCGACCCTGTAAATCTATGAGACGCTGCAGAATAGCTTAAATTAACACCAGTTAACGTGCTTGCTGTTGATCCAGAAATAGATCCGCCGTACAACGTTGTTGACTGTCTTGTGAAGAACGAAATCCTGCCAAGCAAGTCTCCACTCGTGTTATCAATTACAGTGCCAATTGATCCAGACGGATAATGGAAAAAACTAAGATTTGATCCTCCAAGCGTTGAAGAAGAAGACCAATTTGTAAGATTCAGCGATGGGGTAAGGCCAGACGTTTCAGTCCCGGTACTGTTTATTTCTATCTTGCTGGCAACTGATGTGCTTCTTGCGGTTGCGCCAATAATTAGGTTTCCAAACTGGTCAATAACCAGCGGAGTTGCATCAGGATTCGCAGAATCTTCAATTAACAGCGCATTACCAGCACCCAGTTGACTGATCGACAGCGCAGCAGACGAGCTGTCTGTGCTAATTTTAGCGGTTCCGTTTACGTCTAGATTAGCCGTCGGGCTAGTTTGGTTGATACCTAGGTACTTATCTACTGCACTCCACTTCAACGACGCATTGTTACTGGTGTCATAAAAAAATACGTTGCTATCTTTATCTACGAAAAGACCTTTGTATAGCGCTGTGCTAAACGCAGTCTCGACAAGAAAACCGCCATTCCCACCATTACCATCTGTAACGCCAGAAGCACGGGCCACAGTGCGGTAATTACTAGCACCGTCAAGGTTCTGGAAAGAGATAATCGACGATCCGGACGAGCTTGCAGTCGTATTCCGTACAAAGAGCGATACCCCGTTCGCCGTATCTGTAAAGACAGAACCAGATCCGTTTGGTGCAAGCGTTAAGTTACCATTCGTATTGGTAGTAGAAAGTGTGTTACCAGACAAGTTCAAATTGTCTACAGCAAGTTCTGTAGATATGGTTATTTTGCCGGTAGAATTTGCAATGGTAGCTGCTGCGGTACCATCTTTAGCTCTTAAGTTTGTCGCCTCAACACTGGTAGCGTTTAACGTAGTAAGCGTAATAGAAGTTGCAGTGGCAACACCCAGAGCGGGCGTAACCAACGTCGGTGAGGTATCTAGAACAATACCGCCGGATCCCGTTACGTTCTGCCCAAGCGCGGTGGATACGCCCATACCAAAGGAAGTGATACCAGTGCCGCCACGAGATATTGAAAGTGTGCCGGTTGTACCATTAACAATAGGCAGGCCCGTAGCATTAGTAAGCGTAAGCGCTGACGGAGTCCCTAGATTGGGAGTAATTAACACAGGGCTGGTAGCCAGTACGATCCCACCAGAACCAGTAACATTTTGTCCAAGCGCAGTAGCTACGCCCGTACCGAAGGAAGTGATACCAGTGCCACCGCTAGCTACGCTCAACGCAGTCGTCAGACTCAAAGTACCAATCGTACGACTTACGTCATAATCGGACATCTGAATTACATTAGTGCCGTCTGCATAGACGTGCATCTTCCGACCATTAGGCACTGTAACCCCGGTGCCAGCAGAAGTCTTGACCGTAATCGCCTGACCACCAGTCGTATTGTTCTGGACAATGTACTGTTTCTCAATAGTCGGTACTATCAATTCTCTGGTCGTGCTCAGCGTACCCACTACGTTCAAAACCAGATTACGCTGTTCCTGCGAACTATTGGAGTTGGTGTACAGCGCAGCCCAGTCGTAGTTGGCATCGGACGGGAACGTGACCGTGGCATAGCCTGTGATGGAATCTTCAAAAGCGTATTGGAAATTGTTGTTGGTCAGCGTACCCCAGTTGGTATCCCCAACTCCAAGCAGCTCAATTTTCAAATTAGTAGACCAAGTGCTCGCCATGATTTGTCCTTACGTCGGTACTGCTGTCCAAGCGGTCGTATTGGTAGTTATACTACCCCAAGCAGTCGTATCTGAGTCACCTTCAAGCAAAATATGGATTGGCGGAACCCCGCCCTCTTGAAGCAAAAAGTCTGGGTATCCAGACTCTAAAAGAATCGACCCGATGGTTGCATCGTTAAAAGTGGGGGGCCCCGGGGTCGTAATGGGTGTCCATGTGGTCATTACCCGATCCTCACCACTGCCTCAGTGGGGCTCGCAGCAGGGAACTGAAGCTGGAAGTTGCCGGACGAAACAGTTTTAACTTCATCAAAGACATACACCGCAACAGCTCGGTTAGCCTTACTGGAGTTGTAAATCAGCGCCGCCCGGGCGGTGAAGCTACCCGAAGTCCATGTGGTGTCACTAAAGTCCACATAAGCAATGCCCTGAGAAAGGGCTACAGAGGCTCCAGAGAGCGTATTCCCACCCGCTGTATATCCACCCCCTGACGCTTCATTTGAAGTCGTATAGACCGTTGTAGACGGTCCTAGAGTGGCGGAGTTCGTGTACAGCGCGGCCTTGAAGGTGTCTGTAGTGAAGTTGTGAATGCCCTCAAGGAGTTCTTCCTTAAAGCTGTTGCACATTCCAGCGGTAAGCATTACTTCACCTGTACCCTGACTTGACCGGAGCGATAGGCATCCTGACGCAGCTTACCATCCGCCAATTGCTTCAACAACACAACGGCTTGGGCATATAGCGTTTCGTAAAGCTGCACGTCCGCCTGCTCACCCTTGATGAACCGGATCGCTTGAATCAGAGTCCCGTTCAGCAGAGCGGTATCGAAGTTCGTACCCAGCCACGTCGTGTCCGCTGTGACGATAGACTCCGGGTACCCTGCATAGTGCAGCTCTGTGGTGTACGCAAGATCCGGCATGGGGCCAAGAATGAACGTGTTGTCATCAAAGATAGCGTAATACTTGGGTACCCCCGTCAACGCAGGGTCCGGGTACGCCTCTCGGATAAAGTTTACATCCTTGTTAAGGAGGTACTGGTAGTCCCCTGAGCTATCGACAACGGCAAGTGAGTATGGGAACAAAAAGTCTGCGGGGGTGCCGAGATACTTGTTGTTTGCCGTCATAGCAGCCGTGACATTCTTACGCATCGCAGGCAACTGCACGCTGTTATATAGCGTCTGCTCCGCCTGCCGCGTGAGCATGTCCAACACCGCGTCGGGTATGTCTACCTCAACGGTGTCCCGTACTGCGTCTTTTAGCTCAGTGTAGTTCATGCCATCGGACCACGAGCCATCGTACCTTTGGTTGCTGCACCAGTACCCCGAATCTTGATACCACCGCCCTTAGCGAGCTTAGTTAGAGGTTTACCCGGGTGCATAGCCTTTTCATGTTTGTGGACGGCTGATTTAACAGCTTTCTTGTCCATTTTGACATCTGAGTGCTTCATAACATCCTCACGAAATCACTACGTTTAAAACACCTGCTGTTGAGATCAGTTGCTGACCAAACAGCGGAACAATCTGTGCTCTACTCTGTGGATAACCTGTGAAGTCCGGCCGAGGATTCCTGATTGCTTGAGGATCTTCTACAGGGAACGAACCCAACTGTAACTGAGGTTGACTAGGAGTCCAGCATGCTCGACACGCCATGATCTGGGTAGGCGTGTTCTTAACAATGATTTCTTTAAGTTCGCGTAGTTTATACCTAAAGCCGCAGATGTCACATTCTGCGATCGCCTTGTTACTACTGGCAAACTTATTAGTCACGTCCTAAGCCCATACATACGAGGTACAAAGCGAACCGAAGCCTTCTCACGGTCCTCGCCCGCCGCCAGATTGAACTGCTCTTCGTACTCCCGCTTGAGCATATCGACCCGCGTAGACAAATCAGGAGTCTTCATTGCAATATGATACGCAAGCCCTGCAGCTATTGCAGGTAGGAATCGAAACGGTGCGTCTTGGGTATCCGAACCTGTACCTGCGTCTTGGATGCGACGGAGCCTGTAGTAGGCAAGGGTGTAGGTGACGGAAGAGTCTGGCACCGGCCAAAGAGTAAACTGGGGTTGGTCCCGGAGCCGCTCGACAAAGATCTGGATAGGCCTACCCTGCGTAAGTTTTGCAGGTATCGCAGAGTACGTAGACACGCTGATACGAGAGATCGTGAGGTCTGATTGAAGCGTAGCATTGCCTGCGTTCGTCCGTATCGTGTGTTCGATGATATCGATGGTGTCTGCGGGGAGATTGTACGTAGCCGTGCCGGGAGTAAGTACCTGAGTGCCTGACTCAAGAGTCCAGAGATTGATACCTCGGTTAGCGAACTCGATAGTCAGAAGGTTCATCGACCTACGGGCGGTCCGCAAGTCATAACCCGAACGCATCTCACGACCGGCACGTTCCCAAGCTTCTTCAGCGAGTTCCGCGAAGTCTAGGTTAAAAGCTGTAGTGCCGGAGGTAGTCATCTAAACCTCGAAGTCTTTTGGGCAATGCCCTTGGGTTGCTTCACAAACTGCTTACCGGCTGCTTTACCTGCGCGTTTTGCACGAGTTGTTGCTGCATATTCTGCGGGGGTAAGAGACTTGATCGCCGCCTCAGGTAAATATCGCTCACCCGTCTTAGAAGACGGTTTGCCAGACTTAGTACGCCACTTCTGATCAGTCCAGTTTTTAAGCGACTGCTGAGGAGTTTTCAATCTCTATACCCCCCACCCTTAGCTTTATACTGCTTAGCTAGGAGCTGTGCTTTTCTCGCAGACCACTGCCCAGCACCCGTACCCTGCACCGCTTGACCCTTGATCTTGTTGAACAAGGCCTTCCGCATACCGGGTTTGGTATAGTTTCCGGCTTCGTTAACCTTAGACTTTACCGACCCACCCTCAGCATACATCTCAAAGGTGTCCCCATCCTTGCGACGGCGAGTCTTAGGCATTTTGTCGGGGCTGATAACCCCCATACCCCTGCTTGGCATCATACAAACTTACCTCGGGTCTTGCCTTTAACTGCACAGCCGTCAGCACGCTTGGAGGCTGAACCCACAGAGCCACCCTTCTTCATGTACGTCATTTGGTTGTAAGCATCATAGTTCCGTGCTCGGTCTGGCACCCTGTCAAGCTCTTCCTGACCTAACTTCATGTCATTCTTAGCTTGCTGCTTATACGTAGTGGATAGCTTAGACAAAAAGTCATCACTGGCCCTGCTGCCTTCTTGAATCATCTTACGCCCACGATCCAAGCGCCGCTGCTCACCCGCAGTAGGTTTACGAATGGGGTTTTTAGGCTCAGCCATGTCAGCAACTCCCACCACGAGCCATCTTGACTTGCATGCCTTTGGTCTTGCCTTTGCGGGCAATGCCATTAGCCGCCTTGTGACCTGCAGCGAGACCGCCAGAGGCCATCTTCTTCATGGGAGGCTTACTCATGCTACCCATCTCAGCCTTTTCATGCTTGATCATGGACTTCGGAGCGCCTTTCTTCTTCATAAAGGCAAGCTCTTTACCCATCATAGCTTTCGATTCTTTCATCTCACCACCTTCTGAAAGGTTACGGCCAGTACCGGCCTTGATAAACTCACGTCCTACGGACTGAGGGATTCCGACTTTCTTGGCGAAGGCCGGGTTCTTTGCAACACCTTGCATCAGGCGTCGTTGGGATTCACTTTTGACTGGCATCGTCTTCATCCTTGACTTCACGACCTAGAAGCTTCTGCACAGTATCAGTCTCCCAAATCCTAATGCCGGTCCAGATTATGGTAAACAATGCGGCAACAGACGGTAGCATTTCAACAAGCGTACCAATAACAGTAACGATTGACAAGCCGTCAAACACCGCTTTCGTGGTTTCGTGTGTTTGCTCAGTCATGTTAGCAGTTCCATGCCTTTCTAGCCTTTCTCAATCGACTGTTGGGGTCTTTAGCAGCTTCAGGGAACATCTTAGCTTGCCCCGCAGATCTGGCGCAAAAAGATTTACGCCGCTTGGCATCCTTCTCAGTCTTGGGGTTTGGCGCAGGAGGTTTGAGCCCCGGCTTGCCCGGATTGGCAGCGTTGTAACTGGCACGTCCTTTAGCGTTTAACCCGCCGGATTTTGACTGCCCTTCTTTCCGAGTCCAAGCGGGTGTCTTCATGATGCGTCCAACATTTCAAGTGCTGATTGACGAACTTCTTCAACCCTTCTGCCCCAACCTTTGCCAAACACGTCCCAAGTACTTAACTCTTGGAGGAAGGCAAGCCGTTTGTCACAGTAAGCGTTAATTGCCGCTTTCGGATTAAGTTCGCGCAAAGCAGCTAAGGTCTTAGGGCCAATCACACCATCAGGCGTGGAACCCACAACCTCTTGAAGAAACTTAACCGCTCTTCCCGGACCGGAGTTGATGGCAGTATCAAACACACAGTAATTCAAACCCACAGGAAGATCATCTGCCTTGACTGCATCCCAGTACTTCTTACGGTACAGAGGACCAACATCGTCAGGGGTGAGATCCTTGATTACCTGCACATCAACAGGATGACCACACCATTCTTCCCATACTGCTTTGGTACAGCCAAGGTTCGTTGCTCCGCCCGGATCTCGGGGATGGGACACAAAACCCCCTTCGTGATGAAGTACCTTCTCAAGAGCTTTGTCGAAGTTCATTTTTTAATCAGGTCCTTTTGCTGGCTGGAGTTGGATGATCCAAGCCAAAAGTTATAAACACTTGCCGTTTCACGAGCAAGAACGCCCAATAGGAGCATCATAACGTCTGACCCTGCAAGGGTCATGTAACCCGTTGCTGCACCCACCAAAAGAGAGAAAAACCCAGCGACAGTAACGATTGAGAGCATTGCCGGGATCTTGCTTCGCGTAGCCTTCTGCATCTCACGAGCAGAGTCGGTGTTCTTGACGTTCAGCTCAAAGAGCTTCGTCTCATTCGCCATCTTGGCAAGCTCACCATCCTGAGCGAGTTTTGCCAGTTCTGCTTGTGCCCGGGCTTTGGCTTCTGGATCAGGAAGAACCCTCTCTAGGATCTTTCCGCCAACTTCAAGTAGTGGTCCGAGGGGTAGCATCCTCTTCTCCCTTTTTGATCAGGTTAGCCGCAGCATAGGAACCTTTCCGTCCTACGATCCCGCCTACAGCGCCAATTGCCAGCAGCATTATGTCCTTCAAAATCCCGATAAGTTGCGTGTCAATCGGAGAGATTTTATCCATGTCGTGTTCGACAAACAGAACACCAGCAATGATGGAAATTACAGACAAGACAAGGATCGAGACAAGACTAAGAGCAATCATCGCCCAGACCCTGACCTCGACCTCCTCAGTAGACCAGCCACCCATACATCTCTCCTAAGACCAAGGCTAACAAAATTGCACATATACCGATAACGCCGATCAGGAAACCGACTTCAGCGGCAAACTTGTCGGGAAAATCGTCATCGTCTTTCATCGGCTTAAAGGGTTTGTGGTTGCCCGTTTAAGTAGTGCCATCTCTGCCCTGAGTGCAGCGACGGTCGAATCCAGATCCTGTTTCAACGCCGATAGTCTCGCATTCACTTCCCTTGTCTGCGCTTCTAATGCAGCTCTCATCTCCCTAGCCTGACTTTCAGCGATTGACTTCGTTTCATTTCCCATTGCCTTTGCTTCGCTGATTCCACCCGTTGTCAGGGCTTTCGTTTCTCTGGCTAAGGCAATCGCATCAGACGCTCTTTCTGCCACCCTTACCGCAGCCTCTGCGGTCTGCAACTGCCTTTCCTTTATCGCTCTCAGTTCGATCTCAAAGCTCTTGATGGTTTCTTTAAACGCTGTGTCGTCATATGGCTGATAATCATCAACCGCTTCAATCGTCGCCTTCATCTTCTCGAAAAAGATCACTCCTGCGTAGCCGCTGCCAGCTAATACCGGCAGGGCCGTTAGGATCAAGCCAAGAAGCATCTGAGGTGACAAGCTCAGCGAGAAAGTCTTGCGTTCTTCGGTATCCATCGAGACTCATGCCTTCTAATCCTGCCTGACTGATATCAATCTGGGGAGGGAGTGGTGTTTGATTCAATGAAGGTTGGGGGAGAGCAGGACTGCTCGATGGGGGTGTCTGCACAGTCTCCGGGATCGCAGTTACAGATTCTCCACGGGGATACAGGGCAGGAATGAACAGAGGGGAAAGCGGATTGACTTGCAGACACGAGGATGCGGTTTGTTGCCAAGGGTTCCATTTCTCTAGTCCTTCCACACAAATGTTGGTTCTGACGTAGGTTTGGATTCCTGCGTAGCCTGTTTGGCAGCTCTCTGTTTTCGTTTCTGACTTAGGAGTACAGGTCGGGACTTCTGGTTTGTCTTCGGGTTTTGTCGGGACTTCTTTGGGTTTGCAGGTACTTTGGTGGACGTAAAAGCCGGTATCTGTGAAACTTGAATTGAGACAGGTGAAGTCTCGATAGAGGGCTTGTCCTCCAACTTGACCTGAGGGGCAAGGTTCAATTTTGATCGTTCTACACGACGTTGGTGAACCTTTAAGAGAAGAGCAAGGGCAGGCGTAAACATCACGGTACCCTGCCATAAAGCTTAATGAACCGATCAGGATGAAGCTCAATCCAAGCCTTCCGCGCCGCATCACCAATCGATCCTCCAATTGGACAAGGAGTTCCAGACATCTCAAGAGCCTCCCAAACACGCAGATCCTGACATAAAACTGCTACGGCTGAAACCTTTAAACCAATGTCATTTAAAACCTTGGCGAGCTTTATCCGCTCACAGTTTTCATCTTTTACGACAGTCCCGCCGGAGAAACCTATGACTGTGGAGGAGACAGCACCAGAGACCGGAACTGCACAAACATCCTGAGACATGGCTGACATCGACGGTGCAAAGGCTGTGGGAGCCTGAGCGTAAGCTACAGCAGGGATCAGGAGAAGAAACCACTTCCACATCTCTGCACCATCGGTTAGTTCAGCGTTTTATGCCACTTGAGCTTCTGGCAGGGCTTCGGCTGATTCGTCGCTTTCAGCAGGGGTTACCTGCGGAGCAGCTTGAGCTTGAATTGCCTGAACAAGCTGGAAGATTTCTGCGTAAGGGCGAGTCCCAAGATACTGAAGAACAGCGTTTACAAGACTCAGGGACAGTTCAATTTTC